GTCAATGATGCAATAAAAATTAATAGAAGAACATTTGAGGAATATGACGAGAAGCCTAACAACAGCGATAAAGAACGAACTAGCAACAAATGATATTAGACCAATCCATCTTATCACTATTGGGTTCTCTACTCCTATTAACATTACTGATTGTTCTTTTCCATTAACTTCATCAGTATCAGGTTCATCAGTTACTTATTCAGCATCAGATTTTATATTAGGTATTTCTAATCACACAGAAGAAACAGATATTACTAAATCAACTGTTTCAATTAATCTATCAGGTGCAGATCAAACTTTTATTTCTACAGTATTAAATGAAAATGTTATTAATGACTCTGTTAATATTTACAGAGGATTATTAGCTGATGATAACTCATTAATTGCAGACCCATTTCTTTTATATCAGGGTAATATTGAAAGTTTTGAAATACAAGAAAGAGAAAAAGATAGTGTTGTTGGTTTATCAATCGTATCTCATTGGGCAGATTTTGGTAAAAAGAATGGTCGTAAAACAAACAATACTTCTCAACAAAGATTTTTTAGTACAGATGTAGGTATGGATTTTGCTTCTGAAACAGTACAAGATATTAAATGGGGTAGAGCATAATGGGATTTGGTGGATTTGGTGGAATAGTAAAATCTGTTAGTAAAGCATTTGGAGGAGTATCAAAATTTTTTGGTAATATGAATCCTCTAGTTTCTTTAGGGGTTAGTTTATTCATGACATGGGTATTAAGACCTAAAGTTCCTGATATGCCAGACTTTGGAACTAACTCTTTTGATGATTTTGAAAGAGGTCTTTTAATTAACAAACAATCTAATGACGCAAACATTCCTGTTATATATGGAGAAAGACTTACAGGAGGAACTAGAGTGTTCATGGAAACTTCTGGCACAGATAATACTTATCTTTATATGTCTATTATTATGGCAGAGGGAGAGATAAACGATATAGAAGAAATAAGAATTGATGATAAAGTAGTTACTTGGGCAAGTGCCTTATCAGATACAACAGAAGTAGAAGTAAATAGTTCAGATAGTAATTTTTATAAAGACTCAACAAGTTTAATTAGAGTGCAACCTTTTTATGGAACTGATGGTCAATCAGCATCTAGTTTATTATCAACATTAGATAATTGGGGAAGTAACCATAAACTATCTGGTCTTTGTTATCTTGCAATTAGATTTAAATGGAATCAAGACGCATTTACAGGTATTCCAAAAGTACAAGCTAAAATACAAGGTAAAAAAGTTAAAACATATAATGCAAGTTTAGTTGAACAAACTGCAAGTTATTCTACAAACCCATCATGGTGTTTATTAGATTACTTAACTAATGAAAGATATGGAAAAGGATTAGCAGTTAGTGAAATAGATTTACAATCTTTTTATGATGCTTCACAAGTTTGTGAAACACAAGTAACACCTTATTCTGGTGGTAGTGATATTAATATTTTTGATATTAATACTGCAATAGATACTTCACAAAATATTATAGATAATGTTAGAGAGTTTTTAAAAGGTTGTAGAGGTTATCTTCCATACACACAAGGTAAGTATAGTTTAATAATTGAAACAACAGGAACTGCGTCTATTACTTTAAATGAAGATGATATTATAGGTGGATATACTTTATCAATCCCAAGTAAGAACGAAAGATTTAATAGAGTTATTTGTAGCTTTGTTGATCCATCAAGAAATTACCAAGTCAATGAAGTTCAATTTCCACCGATAGATGACTCTGGTTTGCCTAGTGCAGATCAACACGCAACTATGAAAACTGCTGACGGTGGATTCTTGTTAGAAGGAAGATTTGATTTTAAAACTATTACAAGTCAATACCAAGCAGAAGAAATGGCAGAAGTTATTTTAAGAAGATCAAGAGAAGCATTAACTTTAGGAATAACTGTTAGCTTTGATGCTTATGATTTAGCAATAGCAGATATAGTTAATATCACTCATAGTTCGCTTGGCTTCTCGTCTAAACCTTTTAGAGTTATGGGTATTACTTTTAATGAAGATTTTACAATAGGTTTATCATTAGTAGAACATCAAGATAGTCATTATACTTGGGCTACTAAAGTACAAGCAGCAACAGTACCATCAACTAATTTACCTAATCCATTTAATGTTCAACCACCAGCAAGTGTAACACTAGATGACCAATTAATTGAATACAATGATGGAACAGTTATTGTAGCTTTAGATGTTACTATTGGTGCAAGTCCAGATAGCTTTGTAGATTTTTACCAAGTAGAATATAAATTAAGTTCAGATTCAGATTATATTATTTACGCACAAGGTTCAGGATTAAATCACAGAGTCTTAAACGTAATTGACCAAAATGTTTATGATGTAAGAGTTAAGGCAGTTTCAAGTATTGGCTCTAGTTCTACTTATGTAACAGCACAAAGAACTATAATTGGTGCTATTGCACCTCCATCTGATATTGAAGATTTTTCATGTAATATTATTAATGGAGAAGCACATTTATCTTGGGAACAAATACCTGATTTAGATTTAGCTTATTATCAAATTAGATATTCAACATTAACAAGTGGTGCAACTTGGCAGAACTCGGTATCTTTAGTTGAAAAAGTATCAAGACCAGCAACTTCAATCGTAGTTCCAGCACGTGTTGGTAGCTATTGTATCAAAGCAGTTGATAAGTTAGGAAATTTTTCAATTAATGAAACTATTATTGCAACTAATGTAGCAACGATTGGTAATTTTAATGCTATTACCACACAATCAGAACACCCTACATTTTCTGGAACAAAAACAAATTTAACATTATCTGATAATGCTGTCAGATTAACTAACTTAGCTTCTGATGGAATTTATGATTTTGCAAGTGTTATTGATATAGGTGCAGTTCATACATCAAGAGTTACAGCAACTCTTGCACAATTTGCAGAAAATCCAAGTGAATTATTTGATTCTGAAAGTGGATTGTTTGATTCTAAATCAGGTTCATTTGATGGTGATTCTCCAAGTAACTCTAATGCTCATTTAGAAATAGCTATAAGTGATGATAATGTAACTTATACTGCTTTTAAAAATTTTGTAATTGGGGATTACACTTTTCGTTATGCTAAGTTTAGATTATTTTTAACTTCAAGAGATGGAGTAACAACACCTGTAGTAAATCAAGCAACAGTAACGATTGATATGCCTGATAGAATATTTAGTGGAAATGACATAGTATCAGGAACATCAGCTAAAACTGTAACATTTACATTACCATTTAAAACTGTTAATTATGCAGTTGGAATTACAGCAGAAGATATGGCTACAGGAGATTATTTTATAGTTGAAAATAAAGCTGTTGATTCTTTTGATGTTACTTTTAAAAATTCATCAAATACTATAGTATCAAGAACATTTGATTATATTGCAAAAGGCTTTTAAAAGGAGTATATAAACATTATGGCACAAGGTGATTATTTAATTCAAAATCAAACATTTCCTAGTTTTAGAACTGATCTAAATTCTACTTTAGAAGCTATTAATACATCTAATTCAGGAACATCAAGACCAAGTTCAGCAGTAGCTGGAACGATTTGGTTAGATACTACTTCAGCAACTACACCTACTTTAAAATTTTATGATGGTGCAGATGATATTTCTTTAGCAACTTTAGACTACACAGCTAACACAGTTAATTGGTTAGATAGTACAGTTGTATTTGATATTGTGGGAGATACAACTCCACAGCTTGGTGGAGATTTAGATGTTAATGGAAATTCTTTAGTTTCAACATCAAATGGTAATATTACATTTACACCTGATGGAACAGGTAAAGTAGTTATTAGTGGTTTATCTTTTCCAACTTCAGATGGAACAGCAGATCAAGTTTTAAAAACAGATGGTTCAGGAAATTTATCTTTTACAGATGTTTCTGGTGGAACATCTTGGCAATCAAGTATCGTAACAGGAACAACTTTATCAGCAGTAGCTGGTAATGGTTATTGGATTAATACAACATCAAATGCTTGTACGATTACACTTCCATCATCAGCAAGTGTTGGAGATACTATAGAAATAGTTGATTATTTAAGAACTTGGGGAACTAACTCAATTACAATAAATCAAAATAGTTTAAACTTTCAAGGTTATTCATCTCCTAATCCAGAATATAATACTGATGGTCAATCAGTAAGAATAGTTTATTCAGGTGCAACACAAGGTTGGATTCCTACTGTTGATGATGATGTAACTCTTGAAGCTCCACAATCTTATTCAGCAGACTTTTTAGTTATCGCTGGTGGAGGAGGTGGTGGTTTTGATGATGGTGGCGCTGGTGGTGCAGGAGGTTATAGAAATTCATTTTCAACAGAATCTTCCGGTGGTGGGGGAAGTTCAGAAACAAGTTTATTATTTGATATAGGAATAGTTTATACAGTTACAGTAGGAGGAGGCGGTGCTGGTGCTAGTGGTGGTTCTGCAAGAGGTGTAGTAGGAGTTAATAGTTCAATATCAGGTTCAGGTATTACAACAATTACATCTTCTGGAGGAGGAGGAGGAGGTTCAAGACCAAGTGAAAGTACTGGTAGTTCTGGTGGTTCTGGTGGCGGTGGTGTTGGAAATAATGGCATTAATGCTGGAGGAAGTGGAACTGCTAATCAAGGATTTGCTGGTGGTACTGGTGGTACTCCCACATCAACAGAGGGTGGTGGTGGTGGTGGTGCAAGTGAAGTTGGTAATACAGATGGACAAGGTTATGGTGGAGATG